ACCCATAGCTCACTAAACATAGTTGTGTATTGTGACATATCATAACCTTGGTGATCTAAATATTCCCAAGACTTTTGACCAATGTAATTTCTAAAATCTAAAAAGTCATTGTCTATTGTGAGTGGTGTAGAATGATATGATCTACCAAAATCACCAAACTCTTTTATATATTTTTTTTCTCTTTTACGAGCTTTTGCAATATATTTATTACTTGCTTTGTTTAAAGATTTTACAAACTCTGGTTTTTCTTCTGACCAAATAGTTGTACTAAAATAATTATTAATAAACATTATCTAAATGGTTTGCCTAGATGCCAGACAACAAGACTATATCTTGTGCCAGCAGTTACTGGTTTTACTCTATGCCACACAAATGAAGGAAATACAATAATAGAACCTTTTGGTAATATCTCTTTACATTGTATTCTATGCTTCGATTCATCTCGCATATGTGGATCATAGTTTCTAAAATCAAATTCTAGTTCACCACCTTTATATTCTGAACCATCTGTTAACTGACAAGTCATAGATAACTTTCTTATTTTTCCATTATCAGGATCGTTCTTATTTTTTCTTTCATAAGGTTTATCCCAACTATCACAATGCCAATCATAGTATTGATTTAATTTATATTTTGTAAATTGACAAGACTCTGATCTTTCCCAATCAAAATTCCAACCAGCTGCTTTATTAGCTTGATGTACATATGGATGTAATTCTTTGTATATCCAAGTATCATTGAGCCACACTAAATCAGAATTTCTTTTTTTTTTTTAAATCTAATACTTCTTGTTTGTTTAATTTTTTATCACCATATCCACCTGTTAAAGCCATCACTTCTTTCTGTTGATTTGCATAAGCTATAACTTCATCACAAAATCTTGGTGTTAATGCAGATTTAAAATACCAATAATAATTAGATATATTCATAAGTTGTTTTAAGAAAAAAATTGAGTTTGTCTTTTTGATTATTTGATATGTGATAAATTAATGTACTTGGAAACATAATAAATTTATTATTTTCCAATGCTATATCCCAGCTTCTACCAGCTCGTCTATTATCATCATAATATATTCTTACATTACAATTTTCTACTCCAACACCATATAACATTACATAATCAGGTGAGTTTCTTAAATCAACTTTGTTGTTTTCACATTCAGGAAAATTAGATTCATTCGGTTTAAAAATTAAACCAGTTGTTAATTTATTAATTAAACTAAAACCATATTCTAAATTTATATGTTCTCTTAGATAAGTATTTAATTTATCCCATTCTCTTGAAAAAGGTAAAGGACAGTCTTGAATAGTATGTGTAAGAATATCTTTTTGTAAAACTTCTCTATCTATTTCAAATCCTTTTGGCATATCTATTTTGCCAGAGTATAAATCTATTTGTGAAAGGATTTTTTTATTTAGGCCACCACCCATAAAATATTATTTTTCTGTTTTATCCCAGCTTTGTCCTTCTTCATTCCAAAGATAGATATGAGTTTCTTGTTCATCATCTGATAACTCAGGAGCATCTCCGATTGGTGACTTCCAACTAGCAGTTGTTAAATCTTTTACCCAAGATGGATAAGGTTTTTTTGGAAAAAACATATTGTTTTCTTCATCCCACTCATAACCAATACCAGCATAATTTCCTCTAAATGCTTTTGAGTCATCACCTGATGAGTGTTTATTTCTTGATGTATTATATGAAGTTTGAATCCACATTTGAGCAGGCCAGTTATTATGTCTTTCTAACCACTCTTGCCCTCTTGCTTCAATCTCATTACCTTGATCATCTTTCATTTCATCATTATCCATAGTTAATACTTGGATAACTTTTCCATTCATTCCTATTTTTGCAAAGTGTGCCATAATATTATCTCCTTATCATATTCATATTTTTTATCAACTATTGAAATTTATATCTTATTACAACTATACCTGATCCTCCAGAGCCTCCTGCATTACATAAAAACTCTGTTCCACCACCTCCGCCACCTGTGTTGGCAGTACCGCTTTGAACAGTAACATTTGGATTTCCTTCTCCTCTACCACCTCCACCTGAACCACCTGCTCCTGGAGGTGCAGATGTAGCAGTTCTTCCTGAACCACCTCCTCCTCCTGCACGAGTTACTGGACTTCCTGTAATTGATGTTGCTACTCCATTTCCTCCTGTTCCGCCAGAGGCATTACCATCTGTTGCTGGGCCTACTGATGATCCTGCTGCACCTGCACCACCACCACCGCCTCCTTGATGTGAACCATTATTTCCACCTGATCCACCATTTGTTCCTTGAGCTGGACTTACTGGAGGAGTGTTTCCAGTTCCTCCTGGGCCAAAACTTCCACCACAACCACCTCCGCCTCCTCCACCAGAGCCACCATTGCCTCCAGTTTTTGGAGATGCTGATCTTGATCCACCCTCACCACCACCTGCTGATGTTGTGGTACTAAATATTGACGCTGAACCTGCCGAACCTTTGGATGATGCACTACCTGCTCCTCCTGCACCAACTGTTATAGGGTATGCTTGTGCAGTTACTGTTATATCTGCTGCACCTTCTAATGGTGATGCTGTATAAGTATCAACACTAGATTTATTTTCTCTAAATCCACCTGCACCAGCTCCTCCTCCACCTTGACCACCTCCGCCTCCACCACCACCGACAACCATGTATGATACAACATTGTCAGCCGCTGTTTGAGATGCTTGTGCAACTGTAAAAGTTCCAGGACTTGTAAATGTATGAATTTTAAAATTACCGCAAGTGGTTATTGTTCCTCCAGTTGCTGATAAATTATCATTACCAGTTACAGAGTTGGATGTTTCTTGAACATTAATCCAGCCTTCTGTACTATCAACATAAATAAAAGTTGCCGCCTGTCCTTCTGTTGATAAAATTGCACCTGAAGCAATACCACCTATTTTTTCTGAGCCATTTGGTTGAACTGTTAAAGAATTTGTTTGAAAAGTCCTAGTATAATCTGAAACAGAAACAATAGCACCTGCTGAACCAGCAGGTAAGTTTACTGTAAATGCACTACTACTTGTGTCACAAAAATATCCCTCTCCACTTGTTGCAGTAAATGTAGATGTTTTAATACTGCTTGTTTGCCAATCTACTGAACCTGATCTTCCAAAGCCTGACTGACTTGCACCTGAAGCTAATGTTATTGTGTCACCTGATTCACCAATAGTAATTGTTGAACCACTTGCTTTTTTAATTTGATTTACTTTTATTTCACTTGTCATAAATATCCTATGCTATCTTATATCTAATAATAACTATTCCTGAACCACCATTTCCAGCGTCTACTGGGCCTGTAGCAGCTCCTCCTCCTCCACCACCAGTGTTAGCTGCTCCTGCCATACAAGTACCTGTACTACACATGCCGCCTTTACCACCACCACCAGTGCCACCTGAAGGTTGTGGTGTACTATTTTGATTTGCTCCACCACCGCCACCTGCGTAAGCAACTGGAGAACCAGTAATATGTGTTGTTCCTCCAGCACCTCCATTATTTCCTGGTGCCGCTGGGAAACTTCCATTACCCCCAACTGCTGTTGCTCCACCACCTCCTCCAGCACCTACTGGGTTAGAATTGGTTGGGCCACCATTACCACCATTAGTTCCTTGTGCTGGTGAAACAGGTGGAGTATTTCCTGTGCCTCCAGTACGCAAAGCACCTGCACCACCCCCTGAACCACCATCTGGGCCACATCTTGTATTTCCTGCACCACCTCCTCCACCTGCACTTGTAAAACTTGAAAAAACTGAATCACTCCCATCTCCACCATCACCTGGAGTTGGGGTTGAACTAGAACCACCACTTCCAACTGTTATTGGATAAGATTGTACTGAAACTGTGTGTCCAGTTGTAACTAGGGGACTAGCTGTATATGGAGTTACAGGATTTGTTCTTCCTTCTCTAAATCCTCCAGCGCCACCACCGCCTCCTATAGCTTGTCCACCTCCACCACCTCCAGCTACAACTAAATAACCAACAGCATTATTTGCTGGAGTTGCAGCTAACGCCGATACTGTAAAAGTTCCTGGACTTGTAAAAGTGTGTATTCTGCAAGTTGGAGTGTTTGTAATTGTACCTCCACTTGCTGTAATAAAATTTGAACCACCACTAATAAATTCATTTTCGTGAATTGTTTTCCAACCAACTGTTGAATCAACATAAACAAAAGTTAAACCTTGACCCTCTGTGGTTATTATTAAATCACCATCAGCAGTACCACCATTAAGTTTTTGTCCACTTGCAGGACTTACTGTAAAAGCATTTGAGTCAAAAGTTTTATTATAATCTTGTATTGAAACTATTGAACCTGCTGAACCAGATGGCATAGTCATTGTTACAGCACCTGATGTAGTATTAATGAAATATCCTTCGCCATTGGTTGCAGTAAAGTTTGCCGTTTTTGGAGTTGTCTGCCAATCTACAGTTCCTGTTCTACCCATTCCTGATGTTGATGCACCTGAAGCTATTGAAACTGTGTCTCCACTTTTTCCTAATGTAAGTGTTGATCCTGTTCTTGTTTCTACTGTGTTTACTTTTATTGTACTCATAATTTTTTATCTATTGAATCTTATATCTTATTATTACTATACCTGAACCACCAGTTCCAGCATCTCCTGGTGAAGAATATATTCCACCACCACCACCTCCTGTATTAACTGTTCCATTTGCATTTGTAGCGGCAATACCTATTGATCCTGATCCACCACCTCCAGTACCTCCATTAGCCAAATTTCCTGTGTTTTGTGGAGAAGCTCCTTGTGCTCCACCACCTCCGCCACCTGCTCTTGCAACTGGAGCAAAATTAATTTCAGATGTAGCACCTGCTCCACCTGCACCAGCATTACCTTTTGTTGGAGACGGCCCTTGTGTACC